TGTCGGCCACAAGTCGTGAATTGCGGCAAGTGTTTGGACGATACAATGTAGCTGGACTTGTTATCCACCAAACCCCTACTTCTGCTGAGAAGGAAATGAAAGTAGATGAGGATGAGTTGGATGTTGAAATTCCTGTGCCGCAATTGACAGACTACAGTGAAACAATTTCTGTCGTACAGGATAGTGCAACCGTTTTGACATTCAACCAAAATGACGGACGTGGCCGCCTAATGATTGCCAAGTGTCGTGAACCCCATGTCGGGAAGTCGGTTGACCTACGATGTAACTTCAACTTAGGTTATATCACCGAATCAACGCCGGTCGATCTATTTTGATAACAATATTAATAACAATAACGGTACTAACTTTAATAGTTAGTGCCTTTTTTATTGTCCTAATTGCGACCAGCATTGCAAGTCTCTAAGTGAATACATCATAAAGGAGACTGATGAAAATGTTAATTGAATTGGTAGATGGAGGAATAAAGGAAATCTACACAGACACCCTTTGCTATGCAGGATGTGAAACCTGTGATTACGGAAGTCAGTTTATAAACGAATTTGCAGTTATTTTGACGGGTGGAAGAATTGAAATTGAATTAAGTAAAATGTACAGCTATACCTTATCTGAGGATTATTTGATGAGGCTATTCCTGAATAACATTGAGAATATTAAACAGCTTACTGAGTTACAATTCTATGAGTGGTTGAAAAAGGAAATTAATGCGAGTAATGCGGATGAAGTTACAATCGAAACCACTTTAGACAAAGGTGATGCTGACAATGAGTAGATGGCATTGGGATGATGCAGAGGTTGAGGACTTATTAGGAAAGACATTGGTAAAAGTTAAACAGTATGGGGAAGATGAGTTGTTTTTAGAGACCACAGAGGGTGATCAGTACCTTATGTATCACGACCAAGACTGTTGCGAAAATGTGTATATTGAGGACATTATCGGTGACTTAAGCGATCTAATCGGAAACCCTCTTTTAATGTCTGAATCCGTCAGTGAGGATGGGGACAGCGATTGGGGATCGTCCACATGGACTTTCTACAAATTCGCCACCATTAAAGGGGATGTTACTTTACGCTGGCTGGGAGAATCAAACGGCTACTACTCAGAGTCGGTCAGTCTTGTGAAAGTGCCTGAGGATGAAAAATATTAATCTTCAAGTGGGTTAGGGCTTAATGTCCTAATCCTTTTTTTATTTGCAAGTGTGTAAGTGAGGTGAAGAAAAAATGAATAGAGTTAAATTATATCAAAAGTGTTATGACCGAATCGGTATGACGGTGATTGAGAAAAAGAATATGAAAACAGGGATATTAAACTCATTTGAGGTTATCGACAATCCTGATGGGTCGTTATCGGTTTTCTACATTGTGGGCTTTGAGAACGAAAATAGTATGTGGCTAGAAAAACACCATGAGTCGAATATTGTTCTAATGAAGGGTACAGAACTGTGATCATAAGAAAGAATGGCTTTGATTATGACATTGACGTGGATATACGGGAAGAACTGAGTTACTACGATTGGCATAGGGCTAACCCTAAGGGAAATGAAATGCTGGCTTGTTCCCCATTCAGGGATGAACATACGCCTTCTTTTGCTGTCAACTTAGAGACAGGCCTGTGGCAGGATTTTGGCGGCTTTGGAAGTCAAAGTAAAGGAAACATAATTACCCTGCTGTCGTACCTTAGAAATGAGACACCTTCTGAAATAGAAGATTATCTATTGGACAAGTACGGTATTGATCTAAGTGATGTTGACAAACTTGAACTTAATATTGATTTTAATATTGATATTGAAAACAATATTGTTATTAGTAACGAGGATTACCGCAAGTATGCATTCCGTTCACCCTACCTTGAAAAACGGGGAATCAGTGAGAAGGTTCAACGTGCTTTCAGAATTGGGTATGACAAAGGAAGCAGGGCGGTAGCTTTTCCTTGGCAGGACATAAACGGAAATATCGTTAATATCAAGTTCCGATCCACCACATCAAAGCAATTCTTCTACTACCCAAAAGGGCAACAATTGCGTAACCACATTTATGGCCTATATTTCATTTATAGGTTGAGATCAGAAATTGTTTTTCTGGTGGAGTCAGAAATTGATGCGTTGTATCTGTGGACACATGGATTCCCAGCGATAGCGATTGGTGGAAGCAAGATCAGTGACAAACGAAAACAACTTTTGCTGAGATCACCTATTAAACGTCTGGTGCTGGCCACCGATAATGATGCTGTAGGCAATGAAATCAGAGAAAAAGTAACAGAAATGCTGATAGGTTCAAAGGAGATTTACGAGATTCATTTCCCTGAGAATGCGAAAGATGTAAACGACCTTTCACCAGACGATTTAATTAAGGTTTGCAACAATGCCAAACCTAGAAATATCAACCTGTTTTAGAAGAACCTAGCCTAAAAATGGCTGGGTTTTTTGTATTTAAAAGGAGAAAAAATAATTATTTTCGACGGACATAAAATGAAAATTCCAAGTCAAATTCAGGTGTATCAAGGGTTCTTTAATTCGCTGAAAAATCAGACGGGGGAATGGCGTGGAAATCATTGAAAATTTATGTAGACAAGGGAAATCAATAGGAGTATATTCATAAGTGTACTACACGAGGTAACACGAGATTACACTGACTTACACTGTAGAACACTTCCCTACACTGTCGAACACTTCAACCTGTAAAACACTTCCCTAGTTCGACACTTTCCCTTAAAAAAGGAAGAAAAAAAATTGCATAGGAAAATTCTGAATTTTCGTGCCTAGTGACTAGGTATATTTTGTGATGCCTAATTTACGTCACTAGGTATTCTTTTACCCTCTAAACCGAACAAACGTTCTTTTTCTAGGGCTTATTTCCTACTGTCTTTTTTAGGGTGTCACAGTTTTTCACCCCCCTTCTAATTAAGGAGTGAAGGCCGAAAAAAAACTTTTTTAAATGTCATGTCCTAATCGTGTCCCGATCTGCAAGTACCTAATTGTAAAGCAATAAAACCAAAAAACTAAAAGGTGGAATATCTAAATGAAAACTTTCTTTGAAATTATTGAGGGCAAACACTATCGCCAATTAACTACTACACAAAAGGAAGAAATTCAGAATCGACAAACTGACCTAGTTTTGAAATGGCAAGACGCAAGTGACCGACTAAGCAAAGACATTATTTTTGATGAATTGTTCGCTTCAATTAACGGATTAATCAAAGGTATGGCTTTCCGTCAAGCTGAACGTTCTTTTTCTGTAGAACAAGAAGATTTTGAGGGCATTATGTATCTTACCCTTGTCGAAACACTGTTAAACTTTGATCGCACATTGGGCAAGCCATTCCAACCAATCTTCATCATGAACGTTAAGAATGAGATCAAAATGATGTACCGCCAAAAGGGTTACGACCTTCACGAAGAAACGTTAACTACTTCTAGCCGTCTTGATTCCCCTTCACCTTCTGATGCAACTGTGACAATGGGTGATGCACTCGAGGACAAGCATTCTGCACCTTCTGATGTTGAAACATTCTTAGCTGTGGAACAAGTTATCAAAAATACGTTTGGTGAGGATGAGAAGAAAAGAACAATCGTTCACATGTCCATCCAGAACTTCAAGCGTAACGAGATTGTTTCAGCAATTGCGGTTTCAGGACAGTCCCCTGACGCTGTTGCAAAACAGGTGAATAGAACTGTAAAGCAATTCAAAGATGCGTATGTTGCCTTAACTTAACTGAACTGAACTACACGTAAGGCAATTACACGACATTTTAAATACATAATTTCCTCCTAGTCCAATGGCATTACGACGTTAAAAGGTTGCCTCATTTCAACAGCTTAAAACAGCTTATAGGAGGAATATGTTTATGTCATTATTTACAGCAACAGGTGATCAGGCGAAGGAATCAGCAAGTAAGAAAAGTGTGGACTTGAAAACAGCGTATATCCGTTTGAAAGAAAATGAGAGTGTTCGAGTACGTGTACTAGGCCTCACAGATTATGTTGAATACAAGTCTCATGGTGATTTTAACCTTGGCATTTACAACCAGCCATGCCTTACACCACAGACAGGAGAGGTTGATCCACTTTGCGTGGCGGCTAATTCGGGAATTGAAGGTTTCGACAAGCTGAAAGCGAAAAAGCGTTATATCTTTGCCCTTTATGACATTGATATGAAAGCTATCAGATTCTGGGAAGCGTCTAAAACTCAGGCGAATAAGTTGATTAGCGAGATTGAAGAATATCAAGAAAGCATTGTTTCTGAGGATTATTCCGATCTTATCGCATTCAATTTTAAACGTACAGGCAACAAGACGGAAACAGTTTACAGCTTGTTACCGATCATGAAGCTAGACAAAGCTGGTAAAGAAGGCTTTGCGACTGGCGATGAAGTCAAAGTTGAAATCAAAGACTTTGAAGCTGTACTTATTCCCCGTACACCGGAACAACAGATTGAAGCATTGAAAAACGCTGGCTTCCCTGTTGAGGACTATTTCTCATCCGAGGTAATTAAAGATGCTGACGTAGACGGCGACGAAAACCCTACACAGGAGTTTTAAGAAGTGATTTAAAGATGATTTACCAAACCCTGCAACCCCCCTTCAAATAAGTTGTGTTTACGGAAAGGCAGGTTAATTGGGTGGGCGAATGCTGGCCTCTCGGACTTAATATGGTTGGGATTACCGTCGCTGTTAGTGTTCCATGTCCTAACAGCCCCACCCCAATTAGAGACAATATTGTTAGCAATATCATTACCGTTAACAATAACATTATCAATAACGTTATTAATAATAGGGCTTGATCAGCCCTAAACTCATTCAGCTTATAGAGGGCATACCTGAAAATGGTATGTCCTTTTTCTGTATACAAATGCAAGTTTCTAAGTGAGGTGATAGATATGGAATTATTCAATCCTGCACTGGAAACGGAGAATGAGGATATTAAGAAGTTAAATCGTGTACGTGAGGCAGAACGTAAGAAGGCCTTAAAAGCCTATCAGCCTACCGATGAAGAAATATGGGAAACAGGTTATGAGACTCACACAGGGAATCGTAAAGCTGGCATTTATCAAATGAAACTATCGGATGCTGACAAGAAGAAACTAGATGCCGTTAAGAAAGCCATTGACGCTGGTGAACTAACTAAAGGCGTGGATGATATGAAGAAGTTTAACAAGACTCATGCATTAAAGCTGTATGACCTTTTAGTTAAGAAACAGCGTGGGGCAATTTTAGAGGAAATGGTAAAGAACACACCCGATAACTACATTTTATCAATGGATGTTTTCACACTTGGTCAGATGTATGAGGTGTTAAAAGACGAACCTATTATTTCTGTAGATACTGAGACAACGGGACTTAATCTTTATGGGCGTGATGAAATTGTAGGTGTTTCATTTACAGCACCTAACGCCGACTTACATTGGTACATTCCTTTGCGGCACGATGAAGCCAACGCACCTTTTGAAAAGGCTAGGTATTACATTGAAAAGGTTCTCAGTCTTAAAAATGCAAAGGTTTTGGCCAACGCTATTTTTGACTTGCACCAGTTCCGAACAGATGGTTTTGAAATGAACGGGGATATTCACGATGTACAAGTAATGATGAAGGTGCTTAATGAAAATGAACCTTCTTACAGGTTGAAAGACCTTGTGCCAAAATACTTGAAAATTGCTGGTGACACTTTTGACAAGCTGTTTGGGAAAACGCCTTTCAATGAAGTTGCTTTAAAGTATGCCAAGTATTACGCATGTAAAGACACCCATATTACTTGGTTGCTATATAAATTCCTGCTTGAACACTTGCAGAAACAAAAGGGACTGTATAACTACTATGTGAAGGTAGAACAGCCCCTAACAAAAGTTGTGTTTGAAATGGAACGTCAAGGGTTTATTCCTATTCTTGATGAGGCTGACAGGGTATCTGTTATTTTGGGTTCAAAAGTGGACGGTTTAAGAGAAGAATTAGTGAAGGAACTTGGTGACATTAACCTTGATTCCCCTAAACAGCTACTTCCAGCACTTAAAGCTATTGGCCTTGATCTGGACAGCACAGCAAAGGCCGAGTTGAAAAAGAACAAGCATCATCCGACCGTCGGTAAACTTTTAGAATACAGAAAATTACACAAGTTGAACAAGGACTTTATATCGAGAATTAGAGACTTTATTCAGCCAGACGGTAAGGTTCATGGCACATTCAACCCTAACGGGGCAAGAACGGGTAGGTTCTCGTCAAAAGAACCTAACTTACAACAGATTCCACCAGAAGCTAGAACGATCTATCGTGTAGAAGAAGGCTACCTTATTTTCGGCCTTGACTTTAAAGCACAAGAACCACGTATGCTGGCACACTACACACAAGAACCTATTTTAGTAGATAACTACAATAAGGGTCGTGACTTGTATGCTACGTTGGCCAGTGAATTCTACGGAAAGTCATACGATGAATGTTATAAAACGGCCGACGGGGACGACACCAAGGAACGTAAAACGTTCAAGGTTGTTGTACTGGCTATCATGTATGGAATGGGTGGAAAATCACTTGGCGATTCACTTGGAATTCCAGCTAAGGAAGCACAAGCAATGATTGATCAGTTTTATGTTCAATTCCCTAAGGTAGCACAGTTTGTAAAGAAAAATACAATTGAGGCTTGCCGTCAAGGGTTTGTTGAAATGAAGCTAGGTGATGTTGTTAGAAAACGTCGTTTACCTTTCTTCCGAGGAAAGAACCCAAAATACGCATATGACACATTCTCAACTAATGCCAAAATTCAAGGTACGTCAGCAATTCAGACAAAAATGTGTATGATTGAAGGTCATAAACTTTGTCAGGAATTGTCGAAACCTGACAGGGAATTTGCTGTACTAGCCTGTGTACATGATGAATTACTCTTTAAAGTCCCTGCCGACATTACAAGAGAAGAAGCCGCCAAGTTTGAACGCATTATGACGGACACAGTTAAGCTGAACAACATACCTTCTGGAACTGACGGTGTTCTTGGAAATTGCTGGGGGAATCTTATTCCCGTTGCCAAGCATTTTGAAAATCAAACAAATTAATGCCAATAAATAAAGACACTCTTTCAGGGGTGTCTTTTTTTGTTTTATAAAACGAAAAGGACTGATGACATGAGTTTAGTATCGAAACCCACTGACTTCACTAAACAAGTCAGGGAACAAATGGCCAGTAAGGAACGGGGTCAACAATTGATTGCCGATTTAAGTTCCCATATTGAGGATATTGGCAAAGAAGATTATTTTGATGTGTTGGAAGTAGAGGAATTGGTATTGCGTGAACAAGCCTATGCCGTCGAGGTAATGAAAAAGAAAAAAGATTACCCTACGGACATTCCACGCTTTTCCCCTTCAAGTGCTGGCAAGTCAAAAGCTGAGTTATACTTGAAAGCTATCAAGGCTGAGAAAGATGAGAAGTTAACTTATCCTTTCCAAAACAGATGGACACGCAATAGTACAGCCGTTCATGGTGCTATGCAGAAAACCTTGTTAGAAGCTGAAGTTATTTTACAAAACCCAATGTTTACAGTTATGCGGCTTCCTGAAAAGGGTGGGCTTCCTGCATGGGAAAAGAACATTGAACGGTGGAAAGTGATTGAACATAATGGCCAACGCTTTGTCATTTTTGGCATGTGTGATGGAATACTAGAATACAAGAAAGACGGAACTAAAGTAGGCTTTGAGTACAAAACAAAGTCTAATAGTGTGGCACAAATTAAGCAGATTAAAGAACCTAACCCA